CTGAAACCGCTGAGGAGGTAACGCGCCTGATAGCGAACAACGTATGGCCCATCGTTATCAGCGCAGACGTGGAGCGATTCGCCGAGCATGTTGGCCCAGCGATAGACGACCGGATTGGTACGGGCGACGATCAACTTGTGGCGATGCAGGGGGCAGCACTAACATTTGCCGCATCCCCATTCGGCGAGGCATACGCAGCCATGATTGGCGATACCACTGCAACGATCAAGCAAGAAGTGGCGCGGGTATTCGACAGTATGAGCGATATGGAGTTGCACCCCTGGCCGAAAGGAATGAATGAGTACCAAATGTGAGGGCTGCGATTGCCGTAGCTTTAGGCGTGGAGGCTTGATCGCAGATGTATGCGGTAAGTGTCATCACTGGAACTGGCAGCATGGCGAAAAGATTAGTTTGCAGGATTCTATTGCGAAGGGTGTTGATGGCAGGGAAGTCGGCATGGCCCGCGTTGACGCGGCAGCAGATGAGGGCTGGAAGGCCCGCGCTGATACGGCACTAAAAGAAGTCTGTGAAACGAGGGGGGAGTTCACAACAGACCGGGTGTGGTCAGTTATGGGGTACGCCCTAGATGAAGATGAGAAAGAAGTTACCCCGACAGCGATGGGGCCGGTGATGCGCCGGGGGCAATCGAAGGGGTGGTGCGCTCCTTCTGGTCGCACTAAACCATCTGATAGGTCAACAAACCACCGAAGGCAAATCACTGTTTGGAAATCATTAATCGTAAACGGCCCACAAAGCCACAGCCCATGCCCTACGTGCGGTGGGACAGGGAAGGTGAACACATGAACTACGCTGAAACGATAGCGCACGAAACGGTAGCCCTCATGGAGCGCGACCCCCGCGTGATCGTTATGGGTGCAGGTGTCACCGATGAGAAGGGCATCTTCGGCACGACCAAGCTGGCCCATGAACGCTTCCCAGATCGCGTTATTGAAACACCCCTGAGCGAAACCATGCTCACAGGCGCGCTTGTGGGCCTCGCACAGAACGGCTGGAAGCCAATACTCGTACACGCCCGCGCCGACTTTATGACGCTCTCTATGGAGCATCTAATCAACACCGCTGCGAAGTGGGGATACATGGGCAGCGACGCACCGAATCTGATGGTGCGCTGTATCATCGGCCAGGGCTGGGGCAACGGCCCGCAGCATACGCAATCCACCGCTCACTGGTTCGCCGCTGACCCTGGGTTGAGGACATTACTGCCCGCAACCATCCCCGCGCTGAAGCGTGTTTATACAGATATAGAGGGGCCGACAGTCGTATTTGAACATCGGCGTTTGTACGAGTCTGAGATCAAGGGTGATATGTCGCAATACGGCGACCCTGACACAGCGGACATTCAACTCGTCGGCTTGTCGGCGACAACGCTAGATTGTATTGAGGCTTGCGCCTTGCTGCGGAAGCGTGGCATCAATGCGGAGTGGGCCAGCATGAGCAACCCCAACGCTTCATTTCCAACGCTGCGCCGAGTGGTGATCGCTGACCTGAACAATCAAGGGCTGGCGGCAGACATTGGAATCAGGATGATGATGAATGGCATTGATTCTTTGATCGTTCGGCCACCTGCTACGCCCGTTCCTGCATCGTATCCGTTGGAGCAAGAGTGGTATCCGACACCCGCTCATATTGCGAATGCTGCGTTGCGGTTGCTCGGCGAAGAATCTGAATCTGTGGTGGGCGATATAGACGAACCATTCGTACCAACAGGAGGCCCGTTCTAATGGTCACAATCGGCGACCCATATGCGGAGATAGCAGCCGTGTCAGACTGGTGGAAATGCACCGACGAACGCGACCGCAAGGAAGCGTGCGAGATTGCCGCTTACGACGTTGACGCTACGGTGCAGGTTATCTCGGCGAGCGCACAGGGGCGGGTAATTCTGAGCGTACCGGATAACACCGCTGCCCAGACTGGCGTGGCTGTACGGCGCGTTCAGGCTGCAATTCAGGAGCATGTGGAGCCTAGTCTGCGCTGCTACCTGGAAGTCAAAGGCGATATGAATTCCTTGCGCCGCTTGCGTGGTGTTGAGATAGACGCTTAACCCAAAGACCGCCCACCCCGAAGGGTGAACGGTCTACGGAAAGGGGTGCGGGAGTGTCCCGCGATATTAGTCGTCGAACTCACCCCATTCACGTTCGTCGTTGTCATCCCAGTCGCTCTCAACAAACTCAGGGATAACGATGCGTGTCGGCCAGTGTGCGGGCCACTCGGCCTCCATGCCTGTCACATCATCGACAGCGATGGCGGCGGGGCATTGGCGATGGTCGATGGTGCGCTGCTCGGTAACGGGCTGGCAGTTCATGGTGTCCATGTGACTGCCCTGCAAGTGTACGAATATGATTGACATTTTGATTTTTCCTTTCCTGGTGGGGCGGCTCCTGCCGCCCCGGTGATGGTGTTAGTTAACCCACTTGTTGTTCACTGCATCGAACTCTCGCCCGACGATCTTCTGGAGCCTGTCCCGCTCATCAATCTCAGACTTGGTGATGTATCCGTGAACACTGGCAACTGCGCGTGCGATGCGGTTCTCGATGTTGATGAGTTTCTGTGCGTCGGTCATTTTGGTGGTTCTCTTTCCGTGTAACTAACTTCGATGTAATAAATATACGCTACAACGTTCTAAACCGTCAACCCCTAATCAGTGGCAATTTAGTTTTAGTTGAGATAGCCCCTTAACCGACAGGCCCGCCCCCAGAGGTAGTTGGGAGCGGGCCATCGGAAAGGGTGCGGCAGGGGAGCCGCTAAATTAGCCCCCTACGGGTGCGAAAACTTCATGTCCAATGTCTGAGGCGTAGGTTACGGTCTGCGCCTTGATTACTTCCTCGTTGTTGGGTCGGGGCTGGACGCTGCCGGTGGTGGCCCATCGACCCGGCTCATCTTTCTTGGTCACGGTGTTCTGGCGACCCTCAATCCAGAATCGTGTGCGAGTTACCTCGACCCACGGGAACAGTTCGTAGCTGATGCCGGGGGTTTCAAGGTCATTCATAATCACGTCGCTGAGTGAGTACCCGTACCCGCCCTGACTGGCGGTCATGGTCTGCCCAACATGCTCATCAATGCCGCCCTTGCCGATTGGCACGCCGCCGTAGCAGGACTGGTTGTTGGAGCGAATAACGAGGCCGGTATAGCGCACCGTGTAGTAGTCGAACTTGCCGTTCTTCAACTGACCGATAATCGGGTAGCGACCGGGGAGTGCTTCGATGGTGTCGAACCAGCGTGCGTACTCGCTGCGGTTGGTGATTTCGCGGGCCTCGGTTATGGTGGCCCAGCCTATCAATACTGACGTAATCATTTGATTATCCCTTTCCTAGTGGGGCGGCTCTCGCCGCCCCTGATGGTGTTATGCGAGGTCGCGAAGCCTGTGAACTTCGGCCACTAATTCTGCTAGTTTCTCAGTTCTGGATTCGATTGCGCCGCCAAACTTCTCCCACTTCATTTTGCGGGTGAGAAGGTCTGCCATCGCGCCAGCCTCACTGATGAGGGATTCAATCGCGTTTTCTTCGGCCTCGGCCAGAATCTCTTTGCGAACCTGTGCTTTGGTTTCTGCGGTGGTCATTTGATGGTTCCCTTTCCGGTTCCTAACTTCGATATGTAAAATATACGCTAGCACTTCCGATAGTGTCAACCCCCAATCAGGAGCAATTCAGGGGGAAGTGCTAGAATCCCAGCCATGAACACCGACCGCTATCGCACCAAAAAATGGGGCATCATCAAGACGATTGTGATGCTCCCGATACTGGGGTCTGTGATGTGGTTGATTGAGTGGGTGCGATGAGCGAGCAATACATTCTCGATGGCACGAAGATCGCTTACCACACCGACCGCGTAGAGGCGTGGGAAGCTGGAGAACGCATCGCCCCGGTGACGATAGATATGGCCCTGACCCGCGCGTGCCAAGCGTCCTGCCGTGGTTGCTACGCCATGCTCCAGGAACCAGGTGAGCGCGCCAACATCACCCACGATGCAGCGATGCAGTTCTTAGACGACTGCGCTGAGATGGGTGTGCGCGGCCTGAGCCTAATCAGTGATGGTGAGTCCACATTGTCGAAGGCTTACGTCCCATTCATCAAGGGCGCAGTTGAGCGTGGGATGAGCGTAGGCAACGCCACGAACGGCTGGCGGCTAACTCCCGAAGTATCGGATGAAGTGCTGCCTCTGCTCGACTGGGTACGCTTTACGGTGCTGGCAGGGACACGGGCAGACTTCAACCGCATGATGCACCACGACCCTGAGAACACCGACGCATGGGAAGTGATGCAGGAGAATGTTCGATACGCGGTTGCCCTAAAGGAACGGGATAACTTAGCCGTGACGCTCGGCATCCAGACCTTCGTCACGCCCGACGATGGGCAGAAGATTCGGGACTTCTCTCAACTCGGTATCGACCTCGGCGTGGACTACGCTGTAATCAAGCACACATCCGATGACGAGGCTCGCACGATGGGCGTGGAGTACGAGCGTTACCCTGAGATATATGCAGCCCTGCACGAAGCTGAAACCATGAGCAACGATACGACCCAGGTGATCGTGAAGTGGAGCAAGATCAAGACCGGCGACAAGCCTTCGTACAAGCGCATGTATGCCACTCCATTCCTGTTGCAGATTAGCGGCTCTGGCCTGGTCGCTCCCACGGGGATGCTATTCAACCGACAGTATGCGGCGTACCACATCGGCAACTACGTGGATGAGCGGTTCATTGATATATGGCGCAGCGACCGATATTGGGACGTGATGAACCTGCTGGCCTCAGACCAGTTCGACGCAGCGAAGCATATGGGCGCGCTCGCCATTCAGCACTATACGAACGTCGCTCTCGATAATCATGTGAAGGGTATCCAGCGTATCGAGCCAGCGACAGGCGACGTACCGCACCGCAACTTTTTGTAGGCACAGAGGGAGACTATGCCGACTAAGAAACCGACTATCGTGCTGGCGCATGGCGTATTTGACGTGCTGCATCACGGCCATGTAGCGCACCTGAAAGCTGCCTCAGAATTGGGCGACCAGCTTCTTGTGAGCATCACCCATGACGACTTCGTGAATAAGGGGCCGGGTCGCCCTGTGTTCAATCACGACCAGCGCGCGATGGTTGTCGCCGGGCTGCAATACGTCTGGGGCGCGATCATCACGCAGTCAGATTCAGCGGTAGCGGCCATCGAAAAGATCGAGCCTGATATTTACATTAAGGGCAAGGACTACCGCGACTTCGATACGAATGGGATGCTGGATGCCGAGCGCAAAGCGGTGGAGGCTCACGGCGGAGAGTTGGTCTATACCGACACAGAACTGGACTCATCCAGCCGGGCCATTAACCAGGTCATGCCCACGTTGCCCGGCGATGCGCTGAGGTGGCTCGATCTATTTAAACGGCACTATTCATACGAGGATGTTGACGGGTGGCTCTCTGCGGCTGCTGCCAACTCCTTCGCTGTCCTGGGCGAAGCGATAGCCGATGAATATGTATTCGTTGAGCCACGCAACAAGTCGCCGAAAGAGAACGTGATTACATACGTGCCAACCGGCAAGCAGACCGCCTACGCTGGCGGCAGTCGGGTTATCGCTGCACACCTGCGGAACTTCGTGAAGAATGTAGACCTGCCCGAATGGGCGCAGGAGAGTTACGTCACGAAGCGGCGATGGGTGGATGCCTTCAATCAAAAGGTGTTCTCGCTTGCTGACTCCACGGGTGAATGGGTATGGCCTGATGTACCCTTCGACTCTGGCTCAGTCGATGGCGCAATCGTCGCTGACTTCGGCCACGGCATGTTCCCAGATGATGCAACGATGCGGAAGGTCACAGGGGCGTTCAACTGGATAGCCCTCACCGTCCAGGCCAACTCGCTCAACTGGGGCTTCAATACCCTGCGGAAATGGAACCGGGCTTCATACGTTGTCGTGGATGCGGTCGAACTGGATATGGCGCAACCACTGAACACCTCGATTGACCAGAAGATGATTTCCGAAATGACCAGACTGGGCGCGAGCATGTTGGTCGTTACCCGCGGGCATCAGGGCGCGTTGCTCTGCCATACCGATAGGGGCGGGCCTCAGTATCTTCACGTCCCGGCGTTCAGTCATTCGCCAGTAGACAGGATCGGTGCGGGTGATGCGTTCCTGAGTTACTCAGCACCGCTCGTAAAATCAGGCGCGCCGATCATGGGAGTTGCATTAGTTGGCGCGGCAGCAGCGGCCATTCACGTCGAGACTGAGGGCAACATCCCTGTACCGTTCAACAAACTCAAAGGCTTCATAAAATCTATTTTGGCGTAGGGAGACACAGATGAATATCCTCATTACTGGCGCAACTGGTTACATCGGCACAGCCCTGGTTCAGTACCTACATCGCGACAAGGACAATCACATTCGCACGTTCGATACCGGCTACTTCGGCAACGCGCTGTCCGACTACGAAGGCATCGACTTTATAACCGGCGATATACGTAATTACAAAGCTGTTGAACGGGCATCCGCTGGAATGGATGCGGTCATTCATCTTGCTGGGGTCGTCACCGATGAACTGGTTGACATGAATCCTACCTTCGGCGCAGAAGTGAACGTAGGCGGTACGGAGAACATCATCAGGGCGGCAAAGGTCTGCAACGTCGGGAGGCTCGTGTACGCATCATCGAGCAGCGTATACGGCCTTGCTGCGGAAGATGGTATCCCCGACGAGGACGCACAACCGATACCCAAAACTAAATACGCTGCTCAGAAGCTGGATGGTGAGCGGGTGGTGTTGCTGGCAAATAGGCAAGGGAGGGTGGCAACCGCTGTGCGACAGGCAACGGCGATGGGGCCAGCCCCCAGGATGCGGCTCGATACGGTGGTCAACATATTCAGCAAGCAAGCGTTCTTTGATGGTGTGATTACGCCCTACGGCGGCGACCAATTCCGCTCCAATGTCCACGTCCAGGATGTGGTGCGCTTCTACCGTCTGCTGCTGACGCATGAGGGTGTAGCTGGCAAGCCGTGGAATTTGACGCAGGGCAATTTTACTGTGCGTGATATTGCGGCGGCTGTGCAGACCGTTGCGGGTGAGGAAGGTATCAAGGCCGTTGTTGAAACAGTGGACGTTGAGGACAGCCGTTCATATCGAATGGATGGTAGCCGGGCCGAGAAAGAATTAGGTTTCAAATGCGTTCGCTCAATCGCCGATGCAGTACGCGATAACTTTCGATGGTTCCAGCAAGGAGCCATAAACCCCGACGACCCGATCTACCGCAACAACGCCCGCATGGGTGATCTCGTTACAAAGGGAGAATGAAATGACTGCTGTTGAAATAGCACTTATCGCCGGGACTTTCACGATTGCCACGGGTGTCTGGACGACGCTGGGATGGCTTGTCTGGAACAGGCTGCAAGAGGATAAGCGGACAGCGGAAGCGGAGAAAGAAGAATAATTATGAGAGTGCCGTACAACTATCTTGACCGGCAGTTTGACGCGACCCCACTCACAGGTCGGATACTGGCGCGACTTGGCGCGCTGGCTTCCCGTGGGGATTTTACGCTCGGCAGAGAGGTCGCTGAGTTTGAGTCCGCATGGGCCGAACTCGTAGGCACGAAGCACGCAATCGGGTGTTCCAATGGGACAGACGCAATCGCTGTGGCGTTACAGGCTGCTGGGCTGCAACCAGGTGAGGAAGTGCTGACCTCGCCTGTATCGTTCATCGCTACTACTGGCGCGATCATTCAGGCTGGCGGTAAGCCGGTGTTCACGGACGTTGACCGGGTGGACGCTCCGAACATCGCACACTTCGACGGTACGCAATATGACTGGGTTGTGCCGGTGCTATGGGCTGGCAATCTCTACGGCATCGAATGGTGGCATCACAAGAACGGCCCGAAGTTGGTCGTTGACGCAGCGCAAGCGGTCAACGGTCGGTTCGTAGATCAGAAGATTGGCGACCGGCTCAAAGACGCATACGCCTTCTGCTACTCGCTTCACCCATTGAAGAACGTCCACGGCTGGGCTGACGGTGGCGTGATCGCTACCAATGATGCGGCGGTAGATGATGCCAGCAGGTCACTCAGGAACCACGGCCTCAAAGGTCGCGACCTGTGGGAGCAGCCGGGATACAACCACCGCATGAGTACAGTCGAGGCAACGATGGTTCTGGAAGTCCTCAATGATTACGACACGATGGCAGCGCGGCGCGCAGAGAACGCCCTGCTGCTTGATGAGGCGGTCGATAGGGTGGATGGACTAATGAAGCCCTACGTCGAACCTGGAACCGGCCACGCCTATCATCTGTACCAGATCATCGTGGATGGCGACCGGCAAGCGTTCCTCGACTACCTGGTTGAGAACGGCGTTGAGGCGAAGGTGCATTACCCGATACCGTTCCATCTCCAACCAGCGATGCGGCCCCTAGAATACGCCCGTGGTGACTTCCCAATAGCGGAGCAGTTCTGCGACCAGCATGTGAGCGTACCGATTCACGAATACCTCACGGGCGAAGAAGTGGCCTATATGTGCAGCGTGATTGAGGAGTGGCAGGGGTGAAACCCTACTACTCCGATGATGCAGTCACGATCTACCATGCTGACTGCCGCGAGTTGCTGCCTGAGTTGAGCGCAGACCTTGTGCTGACTGACCCGCCGTATCCCACAGCGCATCTTGAATACGGTTCAATTGGACTCTCTGAGGTCGCTGCGCTTGATATTCCGCAGGTGTGGTTCTGGACAGCGCGGGCGATGTTCCCGTATCCGTATGAATCCGTAGCTATTTGGGACAAAGCAAAGAACCCTGATCTGATCGAATTAGTGTATTCGTTTAACTGGCCCGGAATGATGCGATTATTTCGCTATTCATCAATCACATCGTCTGTCACGGCACAGATTGGACAAGACAAACTGAATGAACATCCATCACAGAAGCCAATTCAACTAATGAGGGCATTACTCAAACGCTGCCCGGATGGTGTCGCGCTTGACCCCTTCATGGGCAGCGGCACAACTCTGCGCGCGGCTAAAGACTTGGGACGCAAGGCTATCGGTATCGAGATCGAGGAACGCTATTGCGAGATTGCAGCGAAGCGTATGGCGCAGACCGTGATGGTACTATGAAGGTTGATACGACCCGCATCAAGTCGCTGCAAGCTGCAACGCTTCGGGCGGTGGGCCAGATCAAGGTTGGCCGTGTGGCCCAGTTATGCAAAGACCTGCACGAAAACCGCGGGGCGGTCTACGTGATGGGCAACGGTGGTTCTCAGGCGAATGCGGCGCACCTGGTTCTGCATCTACGTCAGGCAGGGATACCAGCGTTCGACCTGCTGGCAGATAACGCATGGCTCACCGCAGAGAGCAACGATATGGGATACCACGGCGCACACAGTCGGTCGTACTCTAGCGGCGCGCTGTTCATGCCTAATATGCTGCTTCTCTTTAGCGGCTCAGGCAACTCGCAGAACTGCATTGATATGGCGAAGAAGTACAAGGACTATCAGGGCGTCAAAGTGTGGGGAATCCTCGGTATGGATGGCGGGCGATTGAAGCCGCTCTGCGATGACGTGGTGCATATCCCCAGCCGTGAGTATGGCCCCATAGAGGACGCGCACAGCGCAGTAATTCATATGGTCGCTGGTGGTATCGGCGCACCCGTTTACGGCCCTGATTTCTCGACATAAGAAAAGACCCGCCGGGGGCGGCGGGTCTTAGATATTCAATTAGGGCGGTGCTGTTAGTTCATCGCTGCCACCTTTGCTAGTCCTACCAAGATGCTCTCCGCAACTTCGGGGGTGATTTCAATTTCGATGATTGCCGCTGTGTCTGCGGTCATACCGTCAATGATGATGCGGACGCGCTCGCCGCTCTCGCCTCGGTCAACAATGGCGTGCCTTCCAGATGATGCACCTGTGAGTGCGTAGCGTTGCGGGCCGATGATGGGGAGTTCGTAAAAGTCTTTCATGGTGGGTGGTTCCCTTTCCGTGGGGGTGAGGGGCGGCGATGTTGCCGCCCCCGGTGGGTGTTAGCTGGCCTTGGAGTAGTCGAGTGACCTGCCGTGGTTCACGACGGTGACTGGTGTGTTGGCTGCGTCACGTACAAGTTTGAGCGTCGGTCGAACATTCGCACCAATGAGGCTGCGTCGGATTGCTTCGTCGCCTACGTTGAGCATTGAGTTGGCGTACTTCATCGCGTCGCCTACGTTTGCTTCGCCGTTTGTCTCGATAATCATCTGGACGTTTACTACTACCTGCATTTTGGTGGTTCCCTTTCCGGTGTCTCTAACTTCGATATATAAATAATAACACGGCTCATTCTAAACCGTCAACCCCCAATCGAGATTGGATTAGCGAGGGCTTAAATGAAAAGACCCGCCGGGGGCGGGCCTCTCGATATTCAATTAGGGCGGCTGGTTAGTTCATCGCTGCCTTCCTCTTGGTAATGTTGCGTATCCCACGGGCTTGGAGTGTCTTGACTCGCTTGTAGGTCGCAAGGCAACCGGCACAGTGGTCGAACCGTTTATTCGTGACCAGTGACTTCGTGTGTTCGCAGTACGTAACGGTACTCATCACTGCCACCCCATTCCTTCAAGTTCTCGGTCGGTCATGCCTTTGGTTTCCTTGTCCCAGAAGGCGGTCACGACCTTGTTGATGCTGTGGTTGTTGTCCTTCATGTACTCGCTGATGCTGGCCCAGTTCCACTCGTATGCTTCGGTGAATCCGTTGCGCTCTGGAACCTTTGAGAAGTCGTTTGCGTCACGGTCGAGTTCTTCTTGGATGAACTCAATAACTGCGTCTGTCTCATTCATGCCTAGTGCCATTGGTGGTTCACTTTCCGGTTGGTAGGGAGCGGCGTTGTTGCCGCCCCCGGTGGGTGTTACTTGGTGCGGGGGTACTGCACCGTGACTGTGGCGGGGAAGTATGCCCAGCCTGTGCGTTCAAATGCTCGGCTCTGGCGACCGATACCTCTCTCGGTTGCCGCTCCTTCGTATGTCGTGTGCGGGATGCTGTACTTGTTGAGCAACGCTTTCACCCGTTGGGTTTTTGCCCCTGCTAATTTAGCGATGCCCTTTGCGTTTTGCGATGCAATCTTGGCCGGGTGGCGTTGTGCGCTCTTGTGCATTTCGCTGATTTCCCGAATGATGATCTGGTCAGTCTTGTCGAGGCCGGTGTAAATCTCTTGTGTTAGTTTGACGCTCATGGTGGTGCGTTCCCTTTCCGGTATCTGTAACTTCGATATATAAATAATAACATCGCTCCGCTCAGAACGTCAACCCCTAAAGCGAGATTGGATTAGTCCACGGCCCAGCAGCATGTCCCGCTGCTCTGCGCTGGGGTTGGTGCAGACCTCATGGCATGAGTGGCACAAGGCCCAGAATGTTTGACCCTGAGCCGTAGCCTTCTCGCAGGGTACGATGGCCCCGCCAGCACTACGCCTGATGGACTCATGGACTTCCGTAGAGCGACCCGTACATACGCCAGAGAGAACCGCCTGACAGGATGGGTGCGAGGTTAGTAGGGCGCGCACAAACTCGGCTCTCTGTGGGGCGATGGCCTTCCGCTTCGCTGACTGCTGCGGGATGGGCTTGTGCTGCCAGACAAAGGGCGACCGCTTCAACCGTGACGTGCCGCGCTTCAACTCTGTACGTTTTAGGCCGTTCCACTTATTCATCTGCATACCTATTCATATATGGCAGGGCGTGAGGTTCCATGCGGGCCGACATAGATTTTCGCCACCGCTTGTCTCCGTAGATACCTAAGTACCGGTGCTTGCGTGCGCTCGCCTTCACTTCTGATTGTGGATAGGCGGCTTGTACCCTCTTTGTCGAATACATCTTTAAATCGCGGGTTGATCTGAATTTGCCATCCACGTAGAACCCGCTGGGGTCGGAATGATCTTTAGTAGGCCCGACATATACCCAGTTCAATGCTTGATAGATGGAGCCAACTTCTCCCGCGTCAGGGTCGGCATATGCCAATACAGACACATTCCCCATCTGCTTCGCCGCATTAGCAATCATGTAAGACGCTGAGTTCTTTGGTGTCCACCACGCACAAGCCCCGCGGGAAAGGTAGACCGCCTCTGGAGGGATTACGGTTTTCTTCATATGCTCGGCATCTTTGAGGTTTGCTTCAAGTCGCTGACTGAAAACAATCGCGCCGCCAAGCGTCAGGCCCAGCGGCCCTTCAAAGTACAGGCCGAAGCAATCCTGAATGAAGGGCGGCATAGTGCCGAGCCATTCGTATTTGAGTATGATCTGCTTCGCTGTGTCAGGTGTGATGCGTTGAACAGTGGATGATTGAATATCCAGATTGAGTTCTTCCCACCACCGCCCAAACAAGTCGCCTTGATCTGATGCTCGCGACTTCTCCCTGAGTTCATATTGCCATGCGGTAATCAACCGTTCAAATAATTCCAGATGAGCGTTTCAAGTTTTGAAGCTAGGGTATTTGCTTCATGCTCGTTGGGTAGGTCAGCAACACAGACCGCACCCGCGTCAGGGGTGTGCAAGTAGACGCTCCAGAAATCTGCTTCGGTTGGGTTGGTGGTTGGCTCGCACGTCTTGGAGATAGGGTCGTCAACTATGGGCTGGACTTCAACCGCATCATACTTCCCACTCTCCGCCTTCTCGTTTACGTTGGGGTCAATCCAGATGTTCATATTATGCCTCGTCGTGATTTCGCTTGTGGTCGGCGTAGCAGTAAACGCATACTGGCTCTTGGCAGTGGTCGTATTCGCAGGAGGCAATATCGTAATCTGCATCGCCATCCCCGTACTGACATTCGATGCAATCCATTATTCTTCCTCTACCCATTCGTTGTCCTGCATACCTGCTTCAAACCACGTCAGGGACGCTTGGCAATCGTCGCACCATGCGTCAGGGTTCTGGCGTTCATCTAAAGCAAGGGCGCGAGTGTTGAAGGTCAACCATGTGGCCCCGTGGTTCTCGCATCGCAATCCCCACTTGCCGCCATCTTCTCGCAGGTCAACGAGTGTGATGCGACTGCCCCACGGCTTTACGGTTACGGTATTTACGAGTTTCATGCGCTGTTTCCTTTCCTGTTAGTAGGGGCGGCGAGGTTGCCGCCCCTGGTTGGTGTTTAGTTGAGTACCAGTTCAGCGATGGCGTTGATGCTGTCTTCGGGGGTGTCGTTTGTCCACGCCCTCTTTACATCGTTCATCAGTCGGCTGAAATCATCAATTCCGTATCGGGCATCTTTATCGCCGTACCATGCAACGTAGATGGCGAGAAATTCATTTGATGTAAGCATTGGTGGTTCCCTTTTCGGTTCCTCTAACTTCGATATATAAATAATAACATCGCTCCGCTCAGAACGTCAACCCCTAAAGCGAGATTGGATTAGTCCACATTCCATTCGCTGGGGGGGCGGTTTGGTTAACCAGGAACCGCGACTATGAACTCACTCAGTACGTTGCGGAAGTTCAGCACCCTGCGACCCGGTGGCTGAGGCCGCTTCGGTGCGTGGAGGTACACATGGTCGCTGACCTCCCAGCCATTTGAATATATCTCCACCTTCGCAGCATGCGGAACGTCGTGGAGTTTCATGGACTCAATGACGCGCTGAGTCTTTAAGATGACACCGCAGCGGGCGATCCTCATAGCGGACTCGATACCGGCCAGAGTGTAGGCAACTACCTCTTTGATGTTCTGCGGGCCGCCTTGAGCGCGTGAAGCACCGTAACGAGCAGACCAGTCGCCCTTTCCGTCGCTGGGTGGGCCTATCGCAGAGAATGGCGGGTCAAATACCACCACGTCGTAGCGCGCCGCCGGGTAGTCGATGAAGTCATGGGAGGTGTCCGCTTCAGTCACCCAATCGTTCTTGTGGAGTTTGAATGGGTAGTCCCACTTCCAGAATGTGCCTAGCCCGTAAGTCAAATCCAGCACTGTCTCCGCTTCAGGGAAACGCAGCGCGAAGATGTCACGCAGCACAGGCCAGGATTCTGACTTGTTATAGAGGGACTCGTATTTCATAGGTTCCGTAAGCCCTAGAAGTTCCAGAACATTCCGTGGTTGCCACCGCCGCATGAGCATGAACACTTGTGACCTCTGGCGTTGAGGCATCGTTCGTCACACATATTGTCCGACTGCTCTGCGATGAGTTGGTTGCGCTTGATACTCCGCTGCATCTGGTGGTTGCCGCAGTAGACCCGGTCGCGCTTGCTGATGTTGGCCCGCATAGTGGTGTCGCAGTCCTGGCAGGTGACGATGGTGGGTACTCGGAACTTGTCGATTGAAGCATCCCGCTCATCGTAGTTCACGCTGTCATGCGTGTAACTTTTGCGGTTTGGGTTGCGAATCCCTCGCCAGATAATCTTGAAGTCGTTGGTGGTCAGTTCAGTGTTCATACATAAATAATACACTAGCAGTTTCCGAAACGTCAACCCCTAATTGACCCAGTATATGAACCATCCTTTATACTGACTTACGCATAGCTTCCCCGTGTAAGCCCGCACCCCTTCTATTGGTGGCGGGCTTTTTTGTTGCAACAAAACGGAAGGGCATATGGATTTTTCAGAGGTACTCAAGCGCGTCCGTGATGATGAAGTCACGACCCTGGATGCGTACAGGCGAGGCGTGGGTGAATCTCCCATGCTCTATCGGCCAGTCGTATTTGAAGCGAAGGCCCATGAAGATGACCAGTCAGTCAATGTCTTCGTAGCCTCGACAGAGGACGAAGACCGCGGCGGCGATGTTATCCAGCAAGCGGGCTGGGACTTGGCGAACTTCAAATCCAACCCCGTATATATGTGGGCGCACAACTATTCCATCGCACCCATCGGCACAGTCCCGAAGGTGTGGCGTGATGGCAAGACCCTGCTCAACACGGTCAAGTTCGATATGGGCGACGACTTCGCAGCGGGCATCGCTCGCAAGTTTGACGAGGGAATACTTCGGGCGCAGTCGGTTGGTTTCAGGCCCACCGAATTCGAGGAACGCGACCGGGACGGTGAAGGCAAGAAGGGCATGTTCGCCAGCTTTCTTTTCACGAAGGCTGAACTGCTAGAAATCTCAGGCGTGCCAATCCCCATGAACCAGGCTGCATTGAAGAAGGCGTTAGACGCTGGCGCAAGGCCCGTGTTCTACATGGACAGCATCGAACTTCCCGGCGTAGCACCTGAGACAACGACCTCATCTGATGAGTGGATCAATCTCAACTACAACGTGGAGTGGACTGACCACACCGACTTTCTGGAGGCGAAGGCTGGCCGTTCGATCAGCAAGAAGAATCTCACATCGCTTATAGACGCGGCGAACTCAATAGAGGCCGCAGCCGAGGCGATCAAGTCAGTGGTGGATACGGCTCGCACCGCTGACCCGGAAGATGACGAGCCAGAACCAAAAAAGTCCGAAACAGTGGAACCGGAAATACCGGAGTCCATTACGGAAAAAGAAACCCTGAACGCAGATCAGCGGGGCGCGGTTTCTCAGGCACTATTGCAGCTAAGGAGTATTTCTAATGGCTGATGAGAAGGAAGCAGCGGCGCAGGTCGCCGATGCCCCGGTAGATTCAGACGTTGACAATCTACTCCATGAGATTCGCGAAGTTCGCGGGTTCATGGGCGACAGGGTGAAGGAAGGCGTTGCCCCTCTTAAAGAGGAAGTTCAGCGCATCACCGATATTGTTGGCGATCTTGAAAAGCAGATGAAAGACGGTAAGCGGGACAAGGCTTTGAAGCTGGATTACCGCAACGGCATCCGTGTTCCAGAGGGCCGCTTCGCCGGTGCTGGTATCCCGGAACTTAATGCCTTCCTCGCCGGTAAAGGAATGTTCCACTCTGGCGACACCGTTCTTGCCGACGACCATCCGTGGTTCGTTCAAGCCCAAGCAGCCAAGAAAGCCCTTCTGGATTCTTTCGGCTTTGAGCAGATTGACCAGTGGGAAGAAAACGCCATCCGTATGCGCGCCGAAGCAAAGGGACTCCCGATGGGACACCCTGCCGTTCAGCGTTACGCAGTTGGCGCACGCTCATGGGCAAACGCCATGCGGACAGAAGTTGCCAAGAAAAAGGCGATGGATTCAACCACCGCTGGCTCTGGCGATGAACTCGTCCCAACCTTTGAGGCCGCAAGCCTCTGGATGGACGTGAACCTGACCTCGGTGGTTCTCCCGGTGATGACCCAGGTTCCAATGCCGACTCAGCCATACGACTGGCCGACTCAGCTTGGGAACACAAACTGGTATCCCATCAACCAGAATGTCTCAGCAACCACGACCGATGTTGCGACTTCAAAAGTTACCCTGAACGCAAAGGGTCTTAAGACAGGCGTGCCGTTCTCTGACGAACTCAGCGAGGATTCAATCGTTGCGTTCGCCACCGAACTCCGCTCCAGCCTTGCTCGCAACGCAGCCGAAGTGATCGATGACGTTCTCTTGAACGCTGACCAGACTGCTGCCAGCGGCATCAACTCCGATGGTGCAACGATCTTGGCGACCGACCCTGGCAAGGCCCAGTGGTTGCTCGGATTCGATGGTCTGCGTCACGCCTTCCTTGTGGACAACACAGGGCAAGGCACAAACCACAACGCAGCGGTATCAGCCGCAGCGTACAACCTGGTTCTCGCCAAGATGGGCAAGTACGCAATCCGACCTTCGGAAACCGTATTCGTCACAGACGCGCAGACCCGCATCGCATCACTGGCGATTGCTGAAATTGAGACTGCTGACAGCAGCCGAACTTCAACCCTGTCGTCTGGTGAACTGATGAGCCTTTACGCGACCCCGATCTTGGTGTCTGAGCAGATGCGAAACACGGGGGCCAATGGAAAAGTGACCGACCCTGTTACCGCTGCTGCGAACACCGAGGGAACGATTCTTGGCTTCAATACCACTCAGTGGTACGTGGGCTTCCGACGAGGCATCACATTTGAAACGGAGCGCGAAGCTGGCAAGGGCCAGACCACGATGTACGTCAGTTTCCGCATCGCACTTGTAGATCGCTCTGGCGATATTACGGGCGCAACGCACACCGCTGGCGCGTACAACATCAGCAAACTCGCTGGAGCATAAGCCCTAGCAGGTAAAAACTAAAAAGGCCGGGGCGAAATCCCCGGCCACCGAAAACTCAACCGTCACCCTATGAAATGGGAGCGGGCTGGATGGACGAACAGCGGGTGAGCCGCTCGCTCAGTAGAGAGCATCCAGCGATAGGAGAATAATGGCTGCTAGAAATCACGACCGAACAGACCCGACCGGGGTAGTCGTAAAGCGACTGGCCGCAGCGGGCCAGGCAAACGCCTCGACTGCACAGGCGCAGCGTGGCGAGTATCAGGGCTGGAAGGTATGGGTCGGCGCAGCCGATCTGACCTCGACTGGCACAGGCAACCCGGCATTCATCAATCCCGAATCAGGCCCGGTCTGGGCGAAGGTGTCCTACATCGTTTCTGTCACAGCGGGAACCGGAACGATTGACATTGGCACAGGCTCTGACGGTACTGGTGCGAACGCTGCCTTCATTGATGGCGGCACGCTTACCGTAGGCGCGCACACCCGGTACACAGATCACGGAACCGTCGCTGCATCGGCAACGAAGGGCGTACTTGATCTGGGCTTCTTGAGCATCGCTGGCAACGGTACGTCTGGCGACAGCGTAATCATGCAGTCGATTGACACACCGACTTCAACGATGGGTGGCCTCAACCTCGTTGTTGAATACATCGACGTTGTAACCGGCTAGCAAGGCCAGCAAGGGAGACAAACGATGGCAAAGGTGTTTGGTTACGAAGCGCATGAATACCGACACAGGGCGCGGAAACACAAGATAGAAAAGGGTGCGGTGGTTGACCTCGACGACGATCTGGCGTTGAGGCTGACCACTGCTCACCCTGACAAGTTGATGCTGCTTGGCGATGATGAGCAGCCACCGAATATCGGCCAGGAATATGCCACCACCATGAAGGTCACACCGGACATGGACAGGCGCATGATTCCAGGGCGATTGAGTCAGCAGAAGCAAGAACTACTCCGCAAAGCAAAGCGTGAAGGTCGCTACAAAGCAGCCCTGACGATTACGAGGTAAATTATGTTCCTTCATCTTGGCGCGACAGCTACGGCTGGAACCGCATCGGCCTTTGCCAGTGGGACGTATGACTTCGTAACGTCATATACGATCACCGCAAGGGTAGGCAATTCGTCAGCGGTATATATCGGTAACAGTGGTGTCAGTTCGACAGCTATGCCGTGGCAACCGGGCGACGTGCAGACGTACTCCGCTGACACGAAGAAGCCTTATGTATCTTTCGGCGACTTCTACATTGACACCGCCGTATCTGGCGAGGGTGTAGACGTTGCATTTGGTACGTCCTGATGCCATTTACTTTCATTCCTGTCCCCGGTTCGTTTCCTGCTGGAACAGTAGCCCTTCCCGGCGCATACGTCCGAGGCGACCGCGACACGGGTTTCTGGTCTTCCGGTGCAAACATAGTCAATTTGAGCGTTGGTGGTGCTGAGATTGCAGAGTTCGATGCAACCGATATTACATTTGCTCCATCAGTGGATATAGCAGACACCACAGCATCTACATCTGCCACCGCTGGGGCATTGAAGGTTGCTGGTGGTATAGGAGTTGCAGGAAAGTCATATTTCGGTGATGGCCTTTTCGTGCAAAGTGGAGGCTCTCCCGGCGGTATGGGGATATACCAGAAGAACACTCAGAGCGTGTTGGATAACACGACCACGGTGATTGCCACTTCCTCAGATGGGATGGCAGGAGGGGTCACTGGTGGGTTCGGGATGGTAATAGGCCGTAAGAACGATAACTCAGAAAATCAGTTCCAAGATTTGATTATTATCCCACGGGGGTCAGGTTCGACGATTGTCAAAGCGGCCAGCACGAAGGACGGGACAGCACCAACGACTCGTACCTACACCATGTCAGCCGAACGGCAAATATCGTTGCTCCATACTGGCGGCGGCGGTGCTGGAACTTATGACGTAGAGATCACAATATTCGGCACGAATAATCCGTATATAGCATAGGAGAGATATGCCTACTTACATTGAAGATTCTCTGGAAGCATTAGAGGCTCGGCACACCGCACAGTCTCAGGCGATTATCAAGCTGCGAAAACTCCGTGACGAGAACGCTCTGTACAAAACCGCAACTGTTACTGCTCAGAAGGCTGACATTGAGGGGTTGCTGGATACATCAGGTGACCCAGACCTGAAAGGTTTTACTGCTACGAACCGTCCAGCATGAGTGAAATCCAACTGACCGCCGACGACTTGCAAGCCGTTATCACTGAGTTGACGCAGGAGAACACGAACCTGCGCCTTATGAAGTCTGCTCTCTCTCGCAAGATCAAAGAGCAAACCGATGAACTTGGTGAGGCTAGGGCCGAGAAGGTCATAGAGTTGATTCCTGAGAAAAAGAAGGCGTAGATGCCCACAATTACGGTCGCTATCACTGAGAATGGAACCAGCGTAGGTTCTGGCTGGCTGTTCGTTTACGGCGACAGTGGAACTGGTGTGCGTGAAACCACCGCTGCTGGCACGATCGAAATCTCAGACGTAGGCGCATCGTTCAAGGCGAGCATGGCGTTCAATGTTGTAGATGATGCTGGCACACTCCGCTCTGGTGGCGCAGGGCTGTACGTCGAATCTGGTGGCGTTTATCAGGTGTCTACATGAACTCCTACGCGTCAGTAGATGAACTCACTGGCACATACGTTCTCAACATCGCTTCTACCGGCTCGGCTCAGACCCTGCGTCTGCGTGAACTGCTGGAAGGTGTCAGCCGTGAAGTAGACAAGATCACGAAGCGGCATTTCTACACCGTAGAGGACACGCGCTTCTTCGATGGCCCAGGTAACGGCACGCTATTCATTGGCGACGTGGTGTCAATTCCTGCTAGTGGCCTCAAAGAATCTGACAACATGGATGGCACGTTCGACGTGGTGTGGGGCAACGCTGGAACCGATTATTTCTACGCACCGTACAACGCTAACCCGACCTCGACGTATGGCGATGCGCGCCCGTACATGCGGCTGGAGATAAGCCAGCACAGCAACGGCACGCAGGACAACTTTGAGAAGGGCCAACGCAACTACGAGATCAACGGTACGTGGGGCTTCTCTCATGCCACGAATACTCAAGCTGCCACGGCCTCTGCGTCGTTCAGTGCATCGACCACGACTATTACATACGCAGGTGCGGGGCCACAGATTGGGTGGACGCTGCTCAATGGTGTTGAGCAGATGTATGTGGAATCAACGTCAGGCACGACAGTCGTACTCAGGCGTGGCGTGAATGGCTCAACAGCCACGGTAATCGCTTCGGGGTCTATATTCAGCCGCCGTGAATATCCCTCGCCTGTGCGTGAGGCTGTGCTGATTCAGGCAGGGCGATTATTCCGACGTGCCAAAGGTGGCTTCGGCCAGGAGATGGGATTACCCGAAGCCGGTGAACTCGTACCAATGATTCCGAACGGGATAGACAGCGACGTTAGGCAGATGCTCGGCCCGTTCAAGCGAAGGTACATGGGCAAATGACCACAGGCTCGTCAGGCGTAGGAATAGAACTCGTCGGGGTGAAGGAACTCTTGCGTGATTTGAAAGACCCCAAATTCGCTACGAGGGCAGCGGTGCGCGCGCTGGATAAGGCGGCGGCTAAGACGATGGAACTCGCCGTGAAGCGCGTCCCCGTTGACCGCGGGCATTTGAAAAACAGCATCACCATAGATCGCCGTGGTGAATTCGCCCGCGCTGTCGGTTCGGGCCAGCCCTACGCAAAGGCGGTTGAGTTCGGTAGTCGTCCACATTGGCCACCGTTATCTGCGTTGCAGCCGTGGGCGCGGCGGCACGGCTTCCCGGCGGGCCGTAGCGGGGCGTTCTTGGTGGCAAGGTCTATTGCCCAGGGTGGCGGTAAGGCTGAGAGCGGTCAGCCCTTCTTGAATCCTGCGTTGGACGATGTTGAGAACAATGAGTGGCCTCGCATCCAGCGCGAGTTCTGGGAAGAAATGACACAGGCGTTCAAGAAGCGTGGCACTCGATGACCACCACGACCGATGTGTACACAGGGCTGAAAACTGCCCTTGAAAACGGTATCTCCGATCTGCGGATATACCCGCGCCAGCCTGATGTAATAAACGAGTTGCCAGGTGGGATGCTCGTACCGGCTACGGCCAACCCGAACATCACCTTCGGCGGCACGACCACCGTGTATACCGTTGACCTGATTATCTACGTGGCTTCTGCTGACACCGAGGAGGCGTGGGAGAAGGCGCAAAACTATTTCGACAACGCCGGGAGCAACAGCGTTACCGCTGCTATTGCGGCAGACAGTACGCTTGGTGGCGCAGTACAAGGTGCGTTCGTGCGTCAAGGTCAGACCGCCACCCGTGGCGTTGTTGGTGCTGGTGATTTTGCCGTAGCTGAATTCACTATCGAGTATGTGAGGTAGAACGTGGCTGATCTAAATATTCTCAAAGGCGGCAATCCTGCGGTCTATGCCCACGGTGCAAATCTTGGGCAGGACGGTCGTTCAGGTCATCCCAACCTGTCGAAAGACACCGTGGATGCGGTCACGTTCAACGATGCGGGCCATTCCAACAAGCATGGACTGGAAAGCGTGTCATTCGATTGGACAGGGCTGTACACCGCATCAGCGGGCCGTTCCTACAATGTGGTGATGGATATGTTTGGCGACAGCACAGGGAACGCTTCGGCCAGAGTCGTTTCCTACTACCCCGAAGGCTCGGCGATTCGGGATAAGCAAGGTATCGGGCTGGACAAAGTAACGGCGTTCAGCGTGGCGCAGGATGGTGGCCCCGGCGACCTGCTGGAACTCAACGCAGGATTCGACCAGAGCGGTACGTCTGACTTCATCACAGGGGTTATCGGAACAACGTACACGGCCAACTCAACGAGTACGGTCGCAACAATGGGGGCATCGTCCACGGCTGGCGGTCGTTACTATCTCCACATTCTCAACGCCTCAATGTCTGGTGGGAATGAGGAATTCGATTTTCAGATTGAACACTCATCTGCAAACGGGGCGAACTTCATATCGGCCACAGGTGCATCAATGACGGTAGCCAGCGCGCAGTCGGCTGGAACCGTACTTATTTCGTCTGGTCAACTCCGGGCATTCGTTCGGGTAGTAGTTACACGCGACGCAAGTTCAGGCTCAGTTGAGTTTGTGCTTGGCGCGTACAGGGCTTAAGGAGGCTCAATATGGCTGCGGGAGCAGTAGTTCTCAAAGGGTCGGCAGCGGAGATTGCCTTCGTAAACTCGGTTGCTTCGGCCACAACCAATCTCACTTCATTGTGGGTAAGCGGACACCCTGGTGTTTCGTATGACACCGTGGACGTTGTGGCGATGGGCGACGCAGGACACCGGAACAGGCAGGGCTTGGAGACAGCCGATTTAAGTTTCAGTTTCCTCTACTCGTCAGGGGCGGTGGAGTCGTACAGCGTGATGGCATCTTTGTATGCTTCAACGGCGGCGCGCAACATCGTTTACTCGCCAGATGGTACGTCCAGTGGAAGCCCGAAGTGGCTCATCCCTGCGCGACTTTTTGAGATGAGTTTTGATGGGTCGCCGGGTGACGTGCAGACGGTCAATGTGACATTCCAGATTGACGGGACTTCAACGCTGACCGCGTACTAATCCCTTTATTTCAGGGCAACGTGGGTGGTGGCCCTGTGCCAGTCTCCCGGTGCGGCGTTTTCAGTCGGTGATACGCCCGCCACCCACACAACCGACAGACCTATTAAGGGAGAAGAAAATGGCAAAGGCCAAAGATGGATACAAGCCACTGTTCGGGTTCAGACAACTACCGCTGGACGCTGACCGTTTTGCTCTGGATGAGCCGGGCTGGGTGCAGATACCAACCCGCATCACCGTGGGCATGACGCAGCGTATGGGCAAGTTAGACGAAACCGATGCGACTGGTTTCATGCGGCTGATTGTAAAAGGCTGGGCGATAAAGGCTGACGGTATCGGATTGCCTTATAGCGATGAGGGCTTCGATTCTCTGCCGATTGATATCGTCACGTACATCACAGAAGAAACCAATGTCCCTTTAGAAGCGGCGGCGGCCACGACTTCGCAGAGCGGCTGAGGATAGCGCAAAAAAAGGTATCAATATCCTCGGACAATCTACCCGCAGACCATGACGATTATCAGGTCATTTACGAGGCCAATATAATCCAAGTGGCTTTAGAAATGGGCCAAACGCCAGAATGGATAAAAGAGAACATGAGCCAGGAGGACTTCAACAATATTCTTGGCTGGTGGTCGTACCAGACTGGTGAACAAAACAAGACGATGGCAGCAGCAAAAACAAAAAGCGGAGTGCCTAGAGAAAGGCCTAAGCCGCGCACGATGGGAGATGCGTAATGGCTGATCGTCGCCTAGAAGTAATCCTCTCGCTGAAAGATAAATTCAGCAAGGGGATTGCGAATTCGCAATCCAAGCTGGAAAAATTCAGCGGTACGGCGAAGAAGGCCGGGATAGCAATTACGGCTGTGGGCGTTGCTGGCGCGGCCATCCTCGGCAAGTTCATCGCCTCATCCAAAGAGCAAGAGATTGGGATAAGTAGGCTCAACCAATCCTTGAAGAATGTCGGCACGTCTTACGCTGCCAACGAAGCGCAGATCGAAAAGAACATCGACGCTATCCAGCGCAAGACCAATTTCGGTGACGAGGCACAGCGGGATGCGTTGCAGAAGTTGGTTACCATCGGCGGCAAGTGGGAAGGCTCACTGGATGCCCTGTCTGTAACGACCGACGTGGCTGCTGGAGCGAACATAGACCTCAACGCAGCGGCCTTGTTGGTAGGTAAGGCCATCGCTGGTGAAACGTCCTCTCTGAGCCGATATGGAATCATGCTAGAGAAGGGCGCAACACAGACCGAGATCATGGCTGCGCTGACTAAACAGTTCGGTGGTTCAGCCGAAGCCGCTGCCGACCCTATGGTTCAGTTGAAGAACCGCCTCGGTGATACCGCCCAGGTTATTGGCGACCAACTGTTGCCATTCGTAGATAAGATCGCCATCGAAATTGAGAAGATGGCTGACTGGGTGAACAACCTCAACCCCTCGCTACTGAAATGGGTGGCGATTGGTACGGCTGTCGCTGTTGCCCTTGCCCTTATTGTCGGCCCCATGCTTCTCATAATCGGTTTCCTTCCTGCCATCGCAGGGGGCTTCGCATTGATCTCGGCGGCATCGCTACCCTTATTGATAATTCCCATCGCCATCATCGCCATCGTCGCGGCGATTGTCCTGATGATTGCCAAGTGGGATGAGGTCAAGCAAGTCGTTGAAAATACAATCAACTTCATCCTTGATGCGCTGGCCCTCTATATCAATATGTATGTCAAGGTCATCAATAAAATGATCGATGGCGCAAACAAGATTGCTGGCTTGTTCGGTAAGACTATCCCGCCCGTAAAAGAGTTCGGCGTGCAAATTGACATAACGGGGGAGAAGGTCGAGGAACTCGCTGACGATGCCGAAGAAGGTACGGGCAGGATTGAAGAAGGTATGGACGGGGTTGAAGGTGCGGTTGATGGCACAACTGAGTCCGTCGATGAGTTAGCGGAGTCTCTTGAGGATGCGGCTGCGGTAGCTAAGACCTTCGCTGATAACTTCATGGAAAAGTTTGAGACAGATACCACCCTACGGAAGGACATTCGCGATCAGGAAACAGCCCACATCCTTCGCCAAAACGCAATAAGAGCCAGCGCAGATGAAAAGGCTTTTGCCCTTGCGATGGAATTCGCCAATGAGTTTATGCGGCAGCAAGAAGAAAATGCTGAGAAGCGAAAAATAATTCAGGAGCAGGAAACGGCCTCAGTGCTGCGGAACCTTGAGAATCAGGCTGCGGGTGCAGCATCAAACGTCGCAGAACAAGCCAGACTGGCGCAAGTCTTAGCCGACAAAGTGGCAGAAATAAGTTCAGGCACGCTTGGCGATGCCACCGAGAATAGGGCAGCATTGAACACCCTTGAAGATGATGGTGCTGCCCATACCAAAGCAACGAACATATATCGAAGCACCCTGACCAAAGAACGTATCGACGGAGAGATGGATGACGAAGAAGATGCGGCTCAGGACAAGGTAATACTTGAGGCAGAAACATTAAAGCGCATCGCTGATTTGCAGGGGGTCGTGAATGAACGTGCCGACGCGTTTCTGGCAAGCCTCATACCCACAATCGAAACTCGCTCAGGGTCTGAACAATCGCTGGTCGCCAAACTTGCAGCAGCTAACCAAGAACGGCTCGCTCGCATTGAAGAAATAAATAAACAGTTGGCGGCGGGCGGTTTTGGTGGTGGGAACCGTCAAGCGATACTGGAAGAAGAACTCGCACGCTTAACGGCTCAGAGAAGCGTGTCGGCTGACCTGGGTGGAGTACTTGCCGGTGGTGCGCTACCGGGCTTCGGCGGTGCGCCGCTGCCGATTGAGCAAGTCGTGGCGGCAGGTTCTGGTGGTTATATAACAGTAATTGCGCCCAACCTGACAGACCTGAACAATCTGAACAACGTGGCCGTTGTCAGCGAAGTAGAGGCCATGCGTGTATCTGACCAATCGCTCTCAGGGCTGAATGTTGCGCGAGCGAGTAACTTCTAATGATTCCGGGACTGCCGCCGATCAGAACAATCGCACGCACAGAACTAACTGTCGCCGCATCCAGCGTTACGTTCTCAGGGATAAATACGCTCGTGGCTGCGCTGCCATTTACGGCACGTCACCTAGTGGTTATTGCTAGTGGAAGAACAGACCGCAACGGTGGGAATGATGCTGCGCTTTTCCAACTCAACGGAGACACGGGCGCGAATTACGCCTACCAATATTTATACGCCGACAACACCACGGCTGCTGCTGCGCGGGTTACTGCTCAGTCGGCACTCACTTCAATTTCTTTCGCGGGTGATACTGCTGCTGCTGGTGCGTTCGGCGGCGGCTCAATGCTCATCCCCCATGCGTTCAACACAGCGAATCACAAGACCGCTCTTTGCATAGCAGGGGCCGCCGACTTGATCCAATTCACGACGGTGAATCAATGGGCGAACGTGGCTGCTATAACAAGCATGAAGGCGATCCCTCAGAGCGGAACGAACTTCCTCGCCGGGTCAGTCTTTGAACTCGCCGTAGTTGATGAGGACTACGCGGTAGAAGAACAAGTGCTAGCCGCCGATGGCACGTTCACCTTCTCTGACCTGGATGATCTAGTTCAGGAAGGCGACCTCGTTGGGATTGGGTATCTCAGGACTGACCGAGCGCAGGAAGATGATTCGCTTGAATTCTCAATCAACAGCGACACAACCGCATCGAATTATGCGCGCCAACTACTAGATGGCGGGGATGGCTCAGCATCAGCATCATCAGCAACAGATCGGATTATTGGAACAGCGGTTGGCAACAACGCATCTGCGAATATGTTTGGCCCGCTGATCGCATCTTATTCGGCCTTCGGTAAAGGTGCGAACGATGTTCACTACTTGTCCCTCTCTGGTCAGTACAACCAGACGAACTCTAGAATCCGAGTCCTATCAGGCCGACGGGACAATATTGAGGCAGTCACCTCCCTTCTGTTCAACCCCGTAACTGGCACGAACTTCAAGTCAGGTTCAATGATGAGCCTCTACCACGCACCAAAGCGGGCAGTAGATTATGTCGAACTAGAATCTGATACAGCTAGCGTTACGCTGACCGTTCCTGCGGGCTATGAAGATATGCGCTTGTCTGTATATGGGCGCAGCACCGCCTCTGGAGTAGCGGTTGATAGTATAGATATGATCGTCAATGGAGTAACTGGCGCGAGTAACTACTCAACACAGACCATTCATGGTGTGAACACAACAGTGGCTGCGACCCGGCCCGCTGATGACCCTACTATTGGCCTCCTTCCTGCCGCAACATCGGGTGCAAATATCTTCGGGTCGATGACTACGCTAATTCCTCAGTATGCTAAGACTGACCGTCACAAGCATTACGTGACGGTAAGTGGGTCACTTGATTCTAATTACATTCGATTACAATCAAGCCGATTTGAACAAACAGCAGCCATCACAACATTGCTGATAAAACCGGATAATGTAGGCGATAATTTTGCCGCTGGTTCCATCTTCATCCTTGAAGGCATCGGCGGTGTCGGCTCAGAACTCGCAACCACTAAGGCTGAATACGTGGTGGAAGTGGACTGGGGCAACGATGGCAAATTCGATGGCACAGGCGACGACATTACGACGAGCGTCATGTCGGCTCAGTGGCAGCGTGGCCGTGGTTCGCCAGTCACGATCACGGCGTTGTCTCAGCCAGGCAAGGCGAGCGTCCTGCTGTTAGATCAGGCAGCGGAGTATTCGCCCTTGAATACAGGCGCAACCCTGTTCGGCAAATTGCTACCAGGTCGCCCGATGCGGATACGCACGAAGACCCCATTCCCTGTTACCGAGTGGCAGGGCAAGATAGACAGCATCCAGCACCGCCCTTCGGTTGATGGATACCATACTGCAATCATCACTGGCATCGGCCCGTTCGACGTAGTGGGGAAGGCCGAGGTCAATTCTCAGATCATCACCGGCACGAACACAGGCGGCATCGTCAATAATGTTTTGACCGAGGCTGGTTGGGATGCAACAGCGCGGGAGATAGATACCGGGCAGACCACCCCAACGCGGTACTTTGCAGGGCCGCGCAAGGCGTTATTCTCGTTGCGTGAAATGGAGTCCACCGAGGTTGGCTTTCTGGTTGAAGGCCGCTCCAACAAAATAAAGTTTGAAGATCGCTACCACCGAATGCGTGGTAAGCACCTGGAATCACAGACCACCATCGCAGACGACGAAACGGTCAGCCCGATTCGGTATAGCGCGCTTCAGGTACACGACCCGTCAGAGGCGATATTCAATCAGTTCCAGGCGCAGGTGGTGATCTACTCAAACGGTGCAGCGAACGCAACCCTGTGGAACCATCCAGAGGCCGTTGCCGGTACGTCTGCGCCCATCATCAAAGCGGGCAAGACGATTGAGTTCTTTGCCTACTTCCCGAACCGCAACGCTGGCGGTACTGAGACACAGGCCAACGATGCTACGGCTATCGCTGTCGGCGGGTGGGTGGCCCCGACCGCCTCGTTCGACTTCAATGTGTTTGATACAAGTGCGGCGACCGGCTCGATTATGAATACAGAAGTTATCGGGACGCTTTCAGGGACATTCGCCAACGCTGCGAAAATGAGCATCCAGAACACGGGTACGCGCGACGGTTATCTTACGCACGCCCAGTTGCGCGGCACGGCAGTTCTCGCAAGCGCGCCGGTGGTGGTTGAGGCGATAGATGGTTCGTCAACTTCTACTTACGGCCTTCGCTCGATGTCCGCACAATCCAACGCCCAGTGGATACCAAACACGGAAGAAGCGCAGGAGAACGTCAACGCAAAGCTGGCGGCATTCAAAGACCCGCAAGCCTTCTTGCAGGTTCCATACCGCGCCGAACTAAACCTCAACTCAATGCACGCAGCATTGAAGCGGGACATATCCGACCGGATAACGGTGAGCGGAACGGCGGCTGGGTCTTTTGGTGGTGATGGCGACTACTTCATCGAAAGTGAACAGCATCGGATTACGGCTGACCGGCAGCATCAGGTTAGTTATCTTGTATCGCCCGTAGGCGGCCTGTCTGGTTGGTGGGTTGTCGGGTTCAGTAAACTTGGCACAGACACGAAGGCAGGTTTCTAAATGGCTTCATGGGAAGTCCCCCACGATTGGTCTGCTGGCAATTTGGCGGCAACATCCAGCGCATCCGCAACGGCCAATATGAACGCCCAGGTGCGCGGCAATATGGACTGGCTCGCCACGTCGCACCACCATTCAGGCGGTACAGATGGCAACTCTGGACTCGGCCCGGTGGCATTTGTCGATATAGCCCGTGGCGCAAGTCCCTCCTCTGCTGGTGCGGGTACACTGAGGTCGTGGGCGACTGCGGCGGTTCATAGCGCACCGAACGCTCAGTATTATTTCTTCGCCGGGGCAACCGCCGTGGTGCAACTGATAGACACTAGCCACAGTCACGGATATTAGATCATGGCATGGACAGTCCCGGTTGCGTGGGTCGATGGAACAATCGTCACAGCTACTTTCCTTGACGCGCAAATCAAGGGGAATATGGATTTCCTCGGCACGTCGCACCACCACGCAACCGGTACAGCCGGTGAAGGCGGCGGCTCGCTCGGCCCCTTGTCATATATGGATTTCGCCATTGGTGCGGCCCCTGCGAATCCTGCTGCTACTGCGCTGCGACTATATGCCACAGGCACAAAGTTCATGGCTAAGATCGGTGCGACTGCGAATATTGAATTCAGTCCGACGAACCACGAACACGCAATCGCTGTTCAACAGACGCTTTTACCCGGCTGGGTTCAGCAAGAAGGTGGAGCAGCCGCCGACATCAAAGTTGCAGAGTTAGATATGGCAGTAACTTCTGCAACGGCAGAAATTACATCGACGAATGTGGCTATTGGTGGAACAGGAAAACGCAAGATTTTCGGACATGGCGTAGCGGTTGTCTCTGCCAGCGGTGCGGTGGGTACTGTGAACGCTAATCTATATATCAACGGAACACAGGTGGCAACGTCACAGATCAATGTTGGGGCTTCGGCTAATCGCGGGCTGCCACTGGCAGGGCTGTCGGCAACGCTCGCCTCTGGCACTTACGTGGTCAAGTATTCGATCTGGAGCGCAGGTACAGCGGGAAGTGCCATTCTCATCAATGCAGGTATTGTCGGTGCGGAAATCAAGGAAGCATAGCGGAGGCGACTGATGGACTTGAAAAACATGATGGAAAAATTCAGGCCGCAGGTGATGGCTGTAATAGCTGGAATAGTATTCATGTCTGTGGCTGCGATGCGCTGGGACGGTCTTGAAGAAATGAAAACCGCCGCCCTCGTTCTCGGCCCGATAGCGATGGCAATTATCAATAAGCAGAAGTCAGAAGACTAACTGGCAGGAGGATTAGATGCCGAATCTTAAGGGCGAAGCTAAGGATGAAGCAAGAGAGATAGCCGACGATATACGCGGCAACATCTGGGCCAGGTTGCGCCCGAAGATCGTGAATGGTGGCGCGGCCCTGGTGGAGAAGGTCGGCATGAAAGTGCTTGCCCCTGTCATGCTGATTATTATGGGCGGTGGCGGGTTGGCCGTTGCAGAGCAGACAACCGACTTCCAGCCGGTATCTAACTTCAGTTCTGTTGTTGTCTCAGCGGCCACAGAAGGCACGGACAAGGACGCAGAACAGTTTGCAACGCTAGAGGGCCAGATGGCATCCAGCACCGCCGCTATGCTTGATCTTACAGGTGCGTTCCATGACTTCGTGCTGGATATAACCCCGCGCATCAACAGGGCCGACCCCTTTGGCGACCCTCGCTCACTGGGTACGGATTGTTCAGGTCAGCAACTTGAATCGATTGCATTCGTGAACATCGACGTTATGGGTTCATCTGGCATTGATATTCTAGGTTCAACCACAACAAGCATTGGCATGAGCAGCCTGACCTTCACCGATCTGAGCGCACCAAACTTTGCCGCCACCGATGGCAAGGTTGGGTCGCTCTCAATAACCGATACAGAGACAGACGGATACGCAATCACAGCCGCGCCTGGAACCACGACTGTTCCTATGCTTGGCGGCTCGGCTCGACCTGCTCTCGTTTTTGGTTCAACAACGGTACGAACCACCGCCGACCACTTGTTCGTGAAGGCACTAACGGCAGACTGCATCGTTGGGCCGGTCACCTTCACGGATGTACGCGTGAGCGGTGGCAACGTGACTCTGGATGAGTTCGTCGTGGGTGGAGCCTTTACCGTTGTCGATTCAGCGATAGGTGATGGCGATGGGCCAGGGACGGTTGACTTTGATATTGCCTCATCGGTGCTGGTGGGTGGCACGCAAACAGTTACAGGCGTGAACCACTTTGGAGGAATCCACATCAGGTAAGTTCTGAAGTCGAGTTCCGAAAACAGTCCTGCTGAGTTATTCGGCAGGACTGTTTGATTTTTCAGGTTTGGGAATGTGGAGAACTTAGTTAGCTGCGAGCCTTGCGTGGTCGCTGCATAGTTTCTCAAACTGTTCTTCTGGGCATGTTTTGTAAGGCATCTCGCTGTCGCAGTTCTCGCACTCAGGGCAGTGAGGGTCGGGGTATGTCTCAGGGTGGCGCGGCATCAGGCTCATGCGTACACCTTCCATCCTTGCTTGATCTTTTCAGTGACCACAGGCTCGTCGCCCTTCTTGGTGTAGAGCGTCCAGGTGTGGCGGCAGCGGTCAGCGTCACTGTGCCATGTGAACTGCCCCTCTGCGTTCACGTCAGGGCTGATTGTGAGCCATTGATCGGTGTCGCCTCTGCGTACCGTGTGGCCCGCGGTCAATGCACGTTTGGCCTTGCGCTCAATCGCCGCCTCATTCTCATCATCGTAGAGGTGGATGGTCTTGGTCTTGGCGGTGAGGATGGTGAGGTTGTGCAGTCCGTATCGGTTGAGGTTCACGACTGCGCCCGCTGATCTGCCACGTACTCAGTGATGGTAGCGGCCATCGCTTCCAGATCGTCGAGGCTGACGTTGAGGACGCTGGTGCGAAACCGTGATGGGAGTTGCGTTGCTGATACGAACGCATCATCGCCATTTGGTACGTTGATTTCTAGGGTGTGTTCGCCTCGATTTGTGAGGTGTACTTCGCCGGTCATTTTGGTGGTTCCTTTTCCGTTTGTTAGGGGCGACGCTTGCCGCCCCGGTTGGTGTTATGCGATTCGTCGCTCGGTTGTGATTTTGAACCCTTTTACATCAAGGGTCTTGTGATAGCACATACAAATGTCGTCACCCTTGTCGTGGAAGGTTCGGCAGACTACGGGCAACCTCATCAACTGCGTCACCACATCACGGGCTGCGAGGAGTGCTGCGTTGTGGTGGTTTGCCAGTTCTTGGGTTGGCATCGCGTACATTCGGTTGGCGATACTATCCTCAACGATCTGTGCGGCTCTAAGGTGAGGCATCTGCATTTTGGTGGTTCCCTTTCCGTTTGTTAGGGGCGACGCTTGCCGCCCCGGTTGGTGTTACGCCTTCGCCGGTATAACGCCGGGGTGCTGCTCATCAAGGTGGTGGCGAATCGCTACTACTGCGGCGGCTCGGTACTTCGTCCACTTCTGGTTAGTGCTGAGTCCTTTGGTTGCGTTTACTTTGGCCCAGACCTGCTTGGTGGTGAACGCCCCTGCTGCCTCACTGTGCATCCCGTCGTGGTAGCAAGCGTTACAGACGGTCGCTGATCGGGTCAGCATTGTGCCGTTTACGTGGCTCCACTTGGTGGGTCGCATGGTGAATCGGACGTTCATT